AACTGTAGTGCTGCCCCTTTTATATTGGCATATCAGCAGTCAGTTCAACTAGTTCCTCGTCACGAGTCAGAACTCTCAAGTACGTGCTGATGGTGTTGTGTGATCTTGCCATCAGCGACGCTAGACCATTGACAGTAGCACCAGGGCGATTCAGATAATGCTGCGCAAAGCTATGACGCTGGGTGTAGAACACAAGCCGACTAAGGTCAACCAGAGGCTCTCTAAGACCCTTTTCAATGTTGTCCTTTGCAATGTCTTCGTTAATGCGTTCAAAGGCTCTACGGACGTGTTTCATAGCCTTGTCGGACACCTTATGACTCTGTTCCAGGAGGAACTTATCAGAGCAACCATCATGCCAGTGAAGAATGGGGTATACATACCTTCCACAAGATCCTATGAAATGCTCAAGACCAATGATTGTCATCAGATCCCTCTTCAGACGAATATGAACCTCCCTTCCTGTCTTCCTTCGACGAATATCAATAGACCAGTAATCCTCACCACCCACTGTGGTACGTTTGCACTTGTCTGGTGTCAATAACGCTAACTCAATCGGACTACTTCCGTTGCACCTGTACGACTGCAAGAACCACATTATGCCGAATTCTGCACTACACCTGTTTCTAAGCCTGTCCTCAGCACCCTCACGATAATGCCAACGATTGCCATCACGTTCAATGACCATATTCAGCCAATAGTCCCTCAACCTTACCATGTGGTTCTCAGTTAGATAGTAATCCCTTGGACATTCGTGATAAATACTGGTGTATCTAAACTCCTTAAAGGGATAACCGTCCGGTGCTACAAGCTTCCTAGATATGGCGTAGTTCCAGGCAGCTGCAATACAGCTCAATACCCTCTTGATTGTGTTGATCTTGATGCCACCCTTCTCCAGCCATACAGCAAAATCCTTGACAACACCAAGCACAAGCTCATCAATGATGAAATGCTCCCTCTTCAAGTATTCCTTCAACTTCCTGTAACAGTAAGTGTATGATCTGACAGTACCATCACGCAACCTCCTCTCATCAATTAGCCTCAGACATATATCCCAGAAATCACCATCCTTTGCCCTCATATCCAGAACAGAAGCCTCCAACAACATCTGAGGCGTATAACGCTTACCTGTGTATTCATACTCACTCTTCTTGTCCAAGATCCTCTGCTTGACATCGAGGATCATGCGATTAAGCACTGGAGCATTGGGTGCAGATGCCTTGATGTATTCTCTGCGTGAATCCCAATGCTTCTCCATGCAACTCACACCTGTACTCTTCTCGTGACGACCAGAGAAGCATACAACGACGTGGATGGGATGTTCACCATTCTTGTTGACCTTGTTCTTTTTCAGAACCAATCTGACTGTTGCACTTGTTACCTTCATACCATATTATATTTTATGGCTGCAAAGGTAAGCAAAAAACCGAATATATACAAAAAAGTTGGTCACGTTATGGGTCACATTTAACTCTATTTAACTTCGTAAAAGTCGCATTTAATTCTTTCATTTTTGCCCTAAAATAGGCATATTTTAAGATGAGACCTGGTGCAGAACGAGAGTGTCCACTAATATTCATAAACCACTTTATTTACAAGTATTTACGTGAATTTAATTTTTTGACCAGACACATTATGGGTCTCATATAAAGTGTAACTTCTATTTGTTTTAAGCGAGACTTCCATATATTTTATGTATGGAAAATAAAACTCGATTTTTGGAAAAAAAGGTTGAAAGGGCTAATGACCTAGTTAACCATTACAATTATTTAGACAGGAAAAAGTTCGGTGAAAGTGGAGACTTAGACAGGGACTGGATCATACAAAACATTTTCGGTTCAAAGTGCGTGTATTGTGGCACTAGTGTATGGACAAAATTAGGGTGTGATAGAATTGACAACGATAAACCTCACACCAAGGAGAATTGTGTCTGTAGCTGTGCCAGATGTAATAGAATGCGTGGAGATAATTTTACGGTAGAAGAGATGAAGAAGATTGGAAAAGTCATTGCCAAAATTGATAAAAATAGGAAACAAAGGGAAGAAGAAATACACCGAAAACCAAAAAGTAGGAAAGGTAAACGAGTTGCAAAGGTAGACATTGAAACAGGAAAAATACTTAAAGTTTATATGTCTACTGCTGAAACAAAAGTTGATGGATATAGCAGAACCTGTGTTGGTAAAGCTGCCAACAATTTTATTGACTCGAATGGTCGTGACCACTCAATTTACAGAGGCTTTCTTTGGAAATTCATATAATAAAAAATGAATGTGATATTTATAGGAAAACTAGAGAAGGTGACTGACCAGGATTTATTCATCAATTATATTTCTGAACATTACGACGAACTGAAAGCGAAATACAGAACATTTTGTGGACTTAATGGCTATAACTGGGATGAAGACATCTACAGTGATACGATACTCAAATGCTACGACGCAATAGCGAAAAAAGGGTATCTTAATGACACGACATCCCAGGGCATAGAAAACTACATGTTTATATCCTTCAAGTTGAACGTCAAGAGGGAGGGTCAATATGCGAGGAATCAGAAAAGGGATCTGAACATAACCTCAGACAATATCAATGGCGTGTATGAAGAATGGTACAACGAGAACAACACCACGTCAAGGGCAAAGCTATTGACTGATCTGTGGAAGGACTTCAGCACACTGTACATTATGAATGAAGTGGAGAGCAATTTCCCTCCGGAGGATTTTTATCTCTTCAAGCTGAAGACGCTCTGCAACATGACGTACAAGGAGGTCCAGGAGAAGACAAATGAGAAAAGGGTACGACAAAGGATAGTTAACATTAAGAACTGGCTGAAGGCAAATGTGAAGAAAGACGACGTTAAGGAAGCATTTAACGACATATATTGTGATATAATCTAAGACAAAAAATCAATAAGTTATATGTTTAGTATGATATTACAGGTGATACTGGTGTTGGCATTGTTCATACCAGTGAAGTGGCTTACCTACAACATCACTGAGAAGTGGGGATTGCCGGAATGGTTGGATTACAAGCCATTCAGTTGCTACCTGTGCCTTACGTTCTGGAGTCTGATGGCGGTGTATCTGACTGTCGGACTTGTATTCAAGGCGTATGTGACACTTGGAGCAGGTGTGTTGCTTACAGTGCTTAACGCTGTTGCAATGTATATCGATCAACGAAATCGTACAATTAAGGTGTAAATAATTTGCATTTTTAACATTTTTTATATATCTTTGCAAATATGAGCAAGATAGTAGAAGAATGGAGACCTGTTGTAGGGTACGAGGGATTGTACGAGGTCTCAGATTGGGGAAATGTTAGGAGTCTTGATGCGTATTTACCATCGAAAGGTGGCAGTGTGGCATTAAGGCGTGGCAGACTCTTGAAACAACACTTTGATAAGGATGGATATTACAGGGTTGGGGTTCATAAGAATGGAAAGGGAAGTACCGTAGCAGTTCATAGACTTGTAGCAGAAGCATTCATCGATAATCCAGATAACCTGCCAATCATCGACCATATCGATGGTCATAGGGATAACAATGTAGCAGACAATTTGAGGTGGTTCACAGTGCCTCTAAATAATTCGACGGAGCAAGCAAGGAGGAGGAAAAGTATTGCTGCTTCCAGAAGAAACGACAATAAAGTAAAAATAAGACAATACTCACTTGGTGGAGAACCATTGAGAGACTTCGATTCATCAATGGATATGGAACGTGAATTGGGGTTTGACAGAAGTTCAGTCATCAGAGTATGTCAAGGTAAACAACATACATCATATGGGTACAAATGGGAATACTTGGACTAGCGAAGATGTGCAGCTAGTGGAAAAATTTATCGACATACGTAATAGAGGCTACTATGCTTCGGGAGAACAATTAACAGAAGTCTATAATCGTGTGCTTAACAAACGTGTTAATCCAACTAATTGCGGATCATGTATTCGCCAACGCATTAATGAGCTTGAGGAGGCACTTAACAGGTTCAAGAGACAGATTTCCCTTGAGGAGGAGCAGAAGAAGGCTGAAGAACCTGTGAAGGAAGATAATAAGAAGCCAAAAGCCAAGAAGTAATGAGCAATTTTGCAGCTGAAAGTCATTCATTACCAACGTTCAAGGAGAGGCTTGCAGCTTCAAAGGGAAAGTGTGGCACAAGCAAGGAGAGGTGGTTAACGGCTGATAAGGTTGTAACTGAGGTATATGTTGACCTGTGCAATGGATTAACAAAGAGTGAGGTTCTTGAAAAGCTAATGGGAGGTATGTATGAGAGTCAGAAGAATCCTGTTAAGATAAGAACAGCACAGGACTATGTTGCAGCAGCATACCAGAGGATGCATTATGACTTTGAGGCAAAGGCCGAAGAGATGAGGGCAGACCTATACAACAAGCTAATATCAGTCTATGCTGATGCTGTGAAGTCCAATGACAGATATAACGCAATCCAGGCGGTGAACACCATAATGAAGCTCACAGGATGTGCAATGGAGAAGCAGCAGCAGAACAACATACAGGTGAATGCTGCATCCAGTGGTGTCACGATCAATTTTGGCTTTAAGAAGGACGAGGAGGAAGAAATTGATGGTGAATAATTTGGATTTTTAACATTTTTTATATATCTTTGCCAAAATTAAAATATTATGTGCAGAGAGAGTTTAATCGATTTTGAAAAATACGAAATCAGTGAGAATGGTACAATTTGGAGCAAATATGCTGGAAAGTATTTCAATGGTACAGTTCAGTCAAATGGTTATCTTCAAGTTAAACTGAGGTGTAAGGATGGCACAGGTAGGCAATTTGGTATGCATAGGGTCATATGGTATCATTTCAATGGGGAGATTCCAGAAGGAATGCAAGTAAATCATATTGATGAGAATAAGCTGAATAATTGTCTTTCCAATCTCAACCTTATGTCACCGTTGGAGAATTCAAATTGGGGGACTAGAGGACAAAGGATATCGGATACTAGGAGAAATGACCCAGCTCAGAGTTACAAAATATTGAGAATAAATCCATCAACTGGTGAAACTAAAATATACCCATCCATCAGAGAGGCGGGTAGAGAAGGTTTCAATAGGGGGTGTATACGAAGATGCATCGATGGTATTCAAGAAACATCGATGGGATATAAATGGTCGTTAATTTTGACATAAAACTTAGTGAAAGTCAACAGGAGGTATATGACCTTGTGCAGAACAAGCGATATAAGTACATCACCGTCGTTTTTTCCAGACAATCTGGGAAGACGGTGTTGATGCTTGTATTGTGTATTCAGTGGCTGTTGCAGAAGAATGTATCAATTGCTTATATCTGTAGGAACTTCATCCTTGCAAAGAAACTGTACAGGGAACTTATCAAGATATTGCCAAAGGAGATAGTCAAATCAGCCAATGGCACAGACCTTCTCATTGAATCAGTCAATGGTAGCGTTCTCACATTCTACTCAGCAGAGCAGGGAGCATCACTTCGTGGACAGACGTTCAACTACATGATATGTGATGAGTTCGCTTTCCATAAGCAGGAACAGACTGACGGTACACACCTTTGGAATGATATCCTGTCACCAACGTTAAAGGCTAGGGGAAGGAAATGCATATTCGTTTCAACACCATTGGGAAAGAATAATATCTTCTATGAGATGTATCAGAGGGGATTATCTGATGATTTTCCAAAATATGCGTCGATATTGAAGACAATATATGACGATGGTTTTATAACTCAAGAAGAAATCGATGAAATAAAGAAATCAATACCAGAATTATCATTCAAGCAGGAGTACATGTGTGAGTGGCTGGATGACGGATTATCT